AGATTGTGAAAACTGTCATATAGATGGCAAAGATGATATGAACATTTCTATTGCTCATGAAGATGACGATATGCATGGTTTTACAGTAACTCAGAGTGATGATCATGGTTGTTCTAGTTACAGCTATTATTCTACAGATACTATTGATGGATATACGTTGAAAAGACTTTTAGATATCTTTGGCGTATAAATTTAATTACGAGGGAAGGGCTTGTAGGTGAATATGCTTACAGGCTCTTTTTATATGGGTAGGTAGCCTAGAGGCGAGGGCATCTGACTGTAAATCAGATACAAAGAAACATCGTTGGTTCGAGTCCAACTCTGCCCATTTTGCAGCATAAATTCAGAAGGTCTGGAACTTACCTGCTAAGTAATGTGTACGTTAATTCGTATTTGCTTCGAGTGCAATGTGCTGCGTATAGATCGTTAATGTAATTGGCTAGCATGACAGTCTCCAAAACTGTTTATTTAGGTTCGAGTCCTAAACGGTCTGCTTTACATTTTTCTGCATTGTCGTGTGGAGAATAAAATAATAAATATTATAATCAGTGTTATGACTGATTGTAAGAAATTTTGACTTTTAAATATAGAAAAAAGATAGTATAGAAGTATTTGGCGTAATTGCTAAGTACTTCTTTTTATTGGATAAGAATAAGGAGGAAGAAATATTGTCAAAAGAAAAAATTATGAGAGTGAAATATTTCACTCCTGATAAAGAAAAATATATTTATGAAGAAAACTGGAAAAAATATCAAAAATATCTACAGTCAAACATCATTAAAAATCGTGATGTAAAAGACACAACGTACAAACGATACGAAGCATTATTTCGTCATTTTTTAATGTGGCTTGGTGAAAATTATGGAGAGCTTGATTTATATTCCGATGAGTTCATGGAAAATGCAGTTGATATAATGGAAGGATATATGATGTTTTGTCAAGAAGTTCTTCAAAATCATAAAAAGATAATTAATATGAAGGTTTCTGCGGTCAGTTCATTTTATATTTGGTCAATGAAACGTGGATATGTAAAGTACCATCCGTTTGATGGAAAACTTGACAGAATGAAAAAGGCAAGTGAAGAACAAATATTAAATCATTATTTTTTATCTGATGAACAAATTGAGAAAATAAGAACAGAATTATACAAAACAGAGAACAACAAATGGACAATCCAAGACCAACTTCTCTTTGAAATTTCTTTATTTTCAGCAAATAGAATTGGAGCATTGGAAAAACTCACTCTATCATCTTTGAATTTAGATGATATGGTTTTTGAGGGAATACGTGAAAAAGAAGGATATCGTGTAGAAGTTTCATTTGATGATACATGTAAAGATATGATTGAAACATGGTTGGCTATGAGAAATGATGACTATGATCATCTTGAATGCGACTCATTATTTATTCATAAATTTAATAATGAATGGAAACCATGGACAAAAAGCATGATTTACAACAGAATGCATCGTTTTGGTAAAATCGTTGGGTTGGATGATTTTCACCCACACTGTATGAGAAAAACTGCAATAAATAAAATTTATGAAGATACTGGTGATTTAAATCTTGCATCACAATGGGCGAATCATCGTTCATCTGCGGTAACTCAACAAAGTTACATCCGTCCAGTGTCTAAATCAGAACTTCGAAATAAATTAAAACTATTAAAATTCAAACAGAAAGAACTTGAGAAAGAAGCAAACGAAGACTTCTAGTATTAAATCAAACCATTCAATATTCAGGTTGTAAGGACGGCGTTGCGACGACGTTCTAGTTAGAGAATATTATATTGAACAAAAATCATCATGGATTTTTAACAGAAATGGTACTTGTACCAAGTCTGAATTTGAATGGCTGCTGTGTGGTCTGGATTTGCTGCGATCCATATAAAGCAGAACAATAAAGTGGTGCTTCTCTACCATAAACGAGAACCATTAATAAAGAGTCGGTAGAAATACTGGCTCTTTTTGTATTAAAAAAATAAATCTTATAAGAGAATAAATACATATGACCATAAACAGTTGGGTGTTTGATGTTCTGTCAGTGGAACGTGGTTAAATCATGGAGTGGGAAATTAAGGAAGTCATGAGTCTTAATATAGTAGATTCTCGCACTACTCTCTCACTCTTTATTACTTGTTATGCGAGAAGAAAACGAGAAAATTTATTGCCAAAGCGAAAACACTCGCTATTTTAGTAGTGAGATGAATAGCTGTTAGAATAGAGAATGTATGTATGATGTGATGAATCATCGAAGTAACTCATGGTCGAGGATATGTATATTCAACATCATATATACTGAATGAAAATAATGAGCTTGAATTATTAAAAGAAAAATATGTAATTGGATATTAGGAAGAGTGGATTAGGCTGCTCTTCTATTTTATTGTATAAAATTGGAGGTGATTATTACGGCTAATTTAAGGCAAGCAAAAACAGATGATGAAATTAAAAAGTTAACGGTAAACAATGTTAAAAAAGCTTATCATGATTTAGCTTTAGATTATAATCATCTTCTTGATTTGGATTATGTGTACTGCCCTCACTGTGGGAAATGGAAGTCATCAAGAACATTCTATGCATCAGAAGAATCAAAAAGTGGAATAGAACATTTTGCATGTAAAAGTTGTATTTTGGATATGTGTACAGATATTGATAAAGATGGAAATCGTATTGACAATAAGCAAAAAACAATTGATGTTTTTAGACAATTAAATTGGAAATTTTCTGATGCCGATTACGAATCTCAATTAGATTCTTTATCAGAAGGAATAGGTGAAAAAATCAGATCAACAGCTGCACAGCAACTTATTGTTATGGTTAGATCATTACCACAATACCGAAATAAACATTGGTGCGATTCTGAATTTGCTATAGATGATGAGGAAAACAACACAGCAGAAAATGTAAAAATTGTTCAAAAAACACTACGTTCAGCAAAAAAAAGATTTGGTAATTCTTATAATAGTGAAGATTTGATGTATTTGGAAAATGAATATCAAGATTGGACAACTAGATATCCATGTGAAAATAAAGCACAAGAATTGTTATTCAAGAGAATTTGTTTTAAAGAACTTGAAATAGATAAGGCTCAAAGAAATGGAAAAGATACTAAGGAATTAGATGCTACACTTCAAAATCTTATGGGAAGTTTAAATGTAAAACCTTCACAAAAAACGTCTAATGCATTAACAGATAATCTTACATTTGGACAGTTAATTGATAAATGGGAACAAGAAAAACCAATTCCAGAACCAGACGAAGAATTTAAAGATGTTGATAAAATTGGATTGTATATTGATGTCTTTTTTAAAGGACATCTATCAAAAATGATGGGACTGAAAAACGCATTTTCATCATTATACGAAAAGTTTATGTCAAAATATACAGTTAAAAAACCACAGTATGATGAAGATTTTGATTCAGAAGCATTATTCGATCAAATCTTCGGATCTAAGATGGATGACGAATAATGACATCGCAGAAAAAGACTCAAGTAGAACTTGAGAAAGATAAAGAACAAAAAATAATGGAGACTGTGGCTTGGAGAGCTGCGTATTATAGACATAATCCACAACGTTATGTATCAGATGTTCTTGGAATAACACTAAAATTATTTCAAAAAATATTATTATGGTGTATGATGCATTACAACTTTACAATGTATCTTGCCGCAAGAGGTCAGGGCAAAACATATTTAACGGCACTATTTTGTTGTGTTCGTTGTATACTTTTCCCAGGAACTAAAATAGTTGTAAGTTCTGGTACATTAAAACAGGCAAACGAAGTACTGCTTAAGATACAAGATGATTTTATGAAGCAATCATCTATTTTACGATCAGAAATTGAAAAATGTAGTATAGGTCAAAATGATGCATCTATTTATTTTAAAAACGGTTCGTGGATAAAAACACGTACAAGTTCGGAAAATTCTCGTTCCGCACGAGCGAATATAATAATTGTAGATGAATTTCGCATGGTTGATGAAACTGTTCTTAATACTGTTCTTAGGAAATTCTTAACAAGTCCAAGACAACCAAAATATAAACATTTACAGGAAAGAAATAAAGAAATTTATATGTCGAGTGCATATTTTAAAAGTTCTTGGGCATATAAAAAAGCGCAAAGTTATACATTAAATTTCTTTGATGATAAAAAGAAGTATTTCATAGTTGGGCTTCCATATCAGGTGAGTATCAAAGAGGGACTTTTATCTCGTGCGCAAGTAGAGGACGAAATGTCTGAGCTTGACTATAACGAACTCGTACAGCAAATGGAGATGGAATGTTTATGGTTTGGGGATACTGATGGAAGTTTGTTTAAGTTTGACGAATTGACATCACGAAGAAAAATTAAAAGGGCTTATATGCCATTATCTTTTTATAATGATAAAATTCAAGTTCCTAAATTAATGTCAACTGAAAAAAGAATTCTCTCCGTTGACGTAGCACTTATGCAATCTTCTAAAAAAAAGAAGAATGATGCATCTGCTGTTTATATAAATGATTTAATACAGGTAAATGATACCTCATATCAGTCTAATTTTGTATATGGAGAAACTTTTGAAGGTCTCAATACCGATGATTTGGGAATTATAGTGATGAGATATTTTTACAAATATAATTGCACAGATCTCGTACTTGATACAAACGGTATTGGTTTAGGAGTATTTGATTTTATTGTAAAGGATCAATATGACCAAGAAAATGGAGAAACATACAAAGCTTTAACGTGTATTAATGATTCAGACATGGCTTCAAGGTGTCATGTAAGGGATGCAAATAAGGTTATTTGGTCTGTAAAAGCAACAGATAAATTTAATAATGAAATTTGTGTATTACTTAGAAATGGAATTCAAAATGGTAAAATAAACTTTTTAACTACGGAACAAGAAGCAGATTCTGTGCTAAAAGATACATATAAAGGTTATTCAAAGCTTTCTCCGACTGAACAAGTAAAATTAAAGATGCCATATATGCAAACAACTTTTGGTATTTATGAATTGGTAAAGTTAGACCATGAAGTTAAAAATGGTAACATTAGAGTAAAAGAAGTCTCTGGTATGAGAAAGGATAGATATTCTTCTATAGCATATAATTATTGGTGCGCTTGTCAATTAGAACTAAAGTTAAGACCGAAGACAGCATCCACTCAATCTCTTCTCTCCAAACTCTCAATAAATCAACCAAAACGACAATTATCGTTCTCTAAAGCAATCTAAATAAAAATCCCAAAAATATAACTAAATAGAAAAGGAGGTGTTCGCATCAAAAATGACACAAACAAAGAAAGGGATGACTGAAACATCTCCGAAAAACAAAACCTATAAGACTGCTGCTGATAGGAAAACATATATACAAGAATTAGAAGCACAACAGAAAAGATTTGCAGAATCACAAG